GACGCGGCTGTTTGAACGGCGGGCGCTCGATGAGAACACGGGGCGAGGGCTGATCGATAAGCTGCGCGCCGGCGCGCATGGGGGCGGGCCGACGACGGCCGGGATCCTGGTCACACCCGACGTCGCCTTGACCTATGGCGCGGTATGGGCGTGTGTGCGCGTGCTGGCCGAGAGCGTCGCGAGCTTGCCGCTGATCTTGTATCGGCGGCTGCCTGGCGGTGGGAAGGAACGCGCGACGGATCATCCGCTGTACGGCGTGCTACACGATGCGCCGAACGATGAGATGACGAGCGCTGAGTGGCGCGAAGCGCAGATGGTCAACCTGGGGTTGTGGGGAAACGGCTACACGCAGATCGTGCGCGACCGCGCTGGTCGGGTGGCGCAACTGTGGCCGATGCTGAGCCGGTTCATGCAGATCCGGCGCGACATGACTGGTCTGTTGGAGTACCACACGAGCGAGCCCAGCGCGCGCCGGCCGACGATGCCGGCAGCCGAGATGTTGCACATGCGGTCGCTCGGATTCAACGGGCTGATCGGTCTGTCGCCGATCACCATGGCGCGCCAGGCCATTGGCCTGGGGCTGGCCACCGAGCGATTTGGCGCAGCGTTCTTCGGCAATGGCGCGCGGCCGGGGGTGATGCTGGAGCATCCTGGCACGTTGAGCGACGAGGCCTACGAGCGACTGAAGGAGTCGTGGAACGAACAGCATCAGGGCGTGGAGAACGCCGGCAAGATGGCCATCCTCGAAGAGGGGATGAAGGTCGAGTCGGTCGGCGTGCCGCCGGACGATGCGCAGTTCTTGGAGACCAGGTCGTTCCAGGTGACGGACGTGGCGCGTTGGTTCCGGGTTCCGCCGCACATGATCGGCGATCTGAGCAAGGCCACGTTCAGCAATATCGAACACCAGTCGCTCGACTTCGTCGTACATACGCTCCGGCCGTGGCTGGTGCGGCAAGAGCAGTCGATCAGCCGGTCGCTGTTGGCGCCGGCAGAGCGCGCGGGTCTGTTTGTGGAGCACCTGGTCGACGGCTTGCTGCGCGGCGACATTACGAGCCGGTTCAACGCCTACGCGATTGCGCGGCAGTGGGGCTGGTTGAACGCCGACGAGATCCGCGAGCGGGAAAACATGAACCCGATCAAGGGCGGGGCGGTCTATTTCGCGCCGCTCAATATGACCGGGCTCGATCAGGTTGGCCAGACTCAGCCCACAGCGGACGCGGCGCCGGTGGCGGGCGCGGCAGGCGCGGACCAGGTCCGCCATGTCCGTGGAAATGTTCTGGGCGCGCTGGGGTACGTATACCGGGATGCGGTCGAGCGGATCGCCCGGCGGGCGGTGCGTGACATCGGGGATGCGGCGCGCAAGTACCTAGCCAAGGACGACCGGGACGGGTTCCTGCGCTGGCTGGACGGATTCGCGTTTGAGACGCGGACGTATATCGAGCGCACGCTGACGCCGGTGGCCCAGGCGCATATTGAGTTGTGCGGCCTGCGCACCCACAATCCGGGTGAGCGGGTTTCGAAGTGGGCGACCCAGTTCCTCTTGTGGGAGCTGGATTGGATTCGGGCAACGGTGGATGGCGCGCGCACGGCGGGCGCCGATGCGGTTGCGGCGATCGACGATCAATTGAGACAGCATGAGGGACGCGTGGGCGAGTGGGCGCAGGTGATCGCGCAGCTCGTGGCTCGCGATGAGTCGATGGAGGTTGAGTGACATGCCAGTGAATCTACCGGTGAATCAGACGGAGGGACCGACTCACGAGCGACGCAGCTTTGTGCTGCGCGAACTGCGGGTGGTCGATGCCGAGGGCGGGGGCAAGACCCCGCTGATCGAAGGGTATGCGGCCGTGTTTGGCGTGTTGAGCGAGGACCTGGGCGGGTTCCGCGAGATGGTCCGGCCCGGAACGTACAAGCGCACGATTACAGCGGCGGATGTCCGGGCGTTGATCAACCATGACCCGAGCCTGATTCTCGGTCGAACGCTGCCCAAGACGTTGGAGCTGGCCGAGGACATTCACGGCCTGCGGGTGAAAATCACGCCGCCGGACACCTCGTATGCCAACGACCTGCTGGTAAGTGTACGCCGGGGAGACATCGATCAGATGTCGTTCCAGTTCACGGTGCCGGAGGGCGGCGACGAATGGCGGATCGTGGGGGATGAGATCACGCGCACGTTGATGGATGTGGATCTGTATGACGTGGCGCTGGTGACGTTCCCGGCCTATCCCCAAACCAGTGTGCACGTGCGCTCGAAGGCGAGCGCACTCCAAAGTGAGTTACAGCAAGCGCATGTCGCCGCGGGCCAGGTGGCCCACCCGGCGGCTGGCCAGGATGAGCATCAGGCGGTGCTGGAAATCTTGAGCCGGCGCGTGCGGATTGCTGAACGCGAGTGACTCGCAAAGCGAGTAGCCCAATCGGGCGAGTTCTATTAACGAGGTCAAGCCATGAATCTGAAGGAAATGCAACAGGAGCGCGCAGCCAAGATCGCCCTGGCCAAGGCCATCCTGGCCAAGGCCGAGGCCGAGAAGCGCGCGCTGACGAAGGAAGAGCGCGAGCAGTATGACGGGCATATGGCGCGGGTCGATGAGCTGAAGGGCGACATCGAGCGGGCTGAGCGGCTGGAGCGGGAAGAGCGCGAGTCGCGCCAGCCGGCCACGCAGGCCAACCGGCCCAACCCGGCCGCGCCCACCATCCCGGTGATTGGCCTGTCGGACCAGCAGGCCCGGTCGTATTCGTTCGTGCGCGCGATCCGGGCGGCCAGCGAAGCGCCGAAGAATCCGCGAGCCTGGGAACAGATCGCGCCGTTTGAGATGGAGTGCAGCCAGGCCGTGACCGAGCAACTCCACACGCGGGCGCAGGGGTTCTACGTTCCGCCGGACGTGATTTTCAATCGGACGCTGACGCGCACGTTTGATCCGCGCAACGGCTGGATGTACCACGCAGCCGAGCGTCGCGACATGACCAAGGCGGTGGCCGGCGATGGCGGCAACCTGATCGCCACGGACCTGCTGGCCGATTCGTTTATCGAGATGCTGCGCAACCGGATGATGGTGCAGCGCGCCGGCGCGACGATCCTGGGCGACCTGGTCGGTGACATTGCGATCCCGAAGCAGAGCGGTGGCGCGACGGCGTACTGGGTGGCGGAAGGCAACTCGCCGACCGAGTCGAACCCGACCGTGGCGCAGGTGACGATGGTGCCGCGCACGGTCGGCGCATGGACCGACATCACCCGGAAACTGCTGAAGCAGTCGTCGATCGACGTTGAGGCGTTCGTGCGGCGCGACCTAAGCACGGTGCAGGCGCTGGCGATTGACCTGGCTGCACTGCACGGCGCCGGTGCAGGATCCAACGAGCCGCAGGGCATCGCGGGCACGTCGAGCGTGGGTGTGGCCTATGCCGGCGGCGCGGCGACGGACCTGATCAACGCTAACGGTGCGGCGGTCGTGTGGGCGGACATCGTCAAACTGGAGACGCTGGTGGCGGCCAGCAATGCCGACATCGGGGCGCTGGCGTACATGATGAATCCGTTGGTGCGTGGCGCGCTCAAGACCACGGCCAAAGTGGCATCGAGCGACAGCCGCATGATCTGGGATGACTCGGATACACCGCTCAACGGCTATCCGGCCTGGGTGACGAATCAGGTCAGCCATGCGCTGAGCAAGGGCGGCGCGAGCGATCTGAGCGCGGTGTTCTTCGGCAACTGGGCCGACCTGATCATCGGCATGTGGGGCGCGCTCGACATCCTGGTCGACCCGTACACCGGCGGCACGGCGGGCACGGTGCGCGTGATCACGTTGCAGGACGTGAACAGCGTGCCGCGACATGCCGAGTCGTTTGCTGTGATTCTGGACGCGGACGCGTAGGCGGACGCCTAACACGAGTAGCACGAGGTGAAACATGAGGCTCCGCATTTTGGTGAACTGCATTGCGGATCAGCGGCCGGTATCGGCGGGTGATGTGATCGAGGCCTCGCAGGCGACGGCGCTGGTGTTGTTGCAGGGACGCCGGGCGGAGCCGTATGTGGAACCTGCTGAGCAGGCAGTTATCAGTGTGCCGGAGACGGCGGAGGCGCAGCCCCGTCGCGGGGAGCCCGTGCGGGGCACGCATCCCCGCAGCGGGGACGCTGGCCACCGGCGCGCTGGCAAAGCTACGGAGAAACGACATGAAGATTAACAAGAGGGTAACGCTGAGTGGGTTGGTGGCCTTTGCGTTGGTGGTCTGTGCGGTGCTGGCCGGGATCGCCGGCGCGCCGGTGGCGCGGGCCTCAGACCCGGCGCCGGCGTCGGTCAGCAACTATCGGCAGGCCACGATCCAATCGACAAGCCGGCTGACGACGGCCGTGACCGGGACGGCATACCTGTGGGCTGGGTTCGGCGTGGCGGACTGCTATAGCACGTTCGTGAATGCCGCAGGAACGCAGACGGTGACGAACAAGCTGCAGCACTCGGCGGACGGCACCAACTGGGTCGATCTGGTTTCGTTCGCGGCGGCCTCGACGGCGGGCACGACGTTCACGCGCACGGCGGTGTATGGCCAGTATCTGCGCAACGTGCCGACGCTGGGCACCACGAATGGCGTCACATTCAGCGTGGTCTGCACGCTGAAGAACAACGGCGGATAAGACGGCTATGCGGTTTTGCGGCGACGCATAGCCGCTCCTCCTGACACCTGGCCCGCTTGCGGACGGCGGGCCAGGCGAAAACGTCAACGAATCGGGCAACGAATAAACGAATGGAGATGGGCGCGATCAAGATCATCACGGGACCGGCGAGCGAGCCAGTCAGCCTCGCGGAAGCGAAAACGCAATGTCGCGTTGATGTCACGGACGACGATGCGCTGCTCACGGGGTTGATCGTGGTGGCGCGCGAAGAGGTTGAGCGGCGGACGTGGCATGCAGTGATCAGCCAGACACTAGAGCTGGTGCTCGATGGTTGGCCATCCGGAAGCTACATCGAGCTGCCACGGCCGCCGCTGGTCAGCGTGTCCAGTGTGAAGTACAGGACGTCCGCCGGCGTCGAAACGACCTGGTCGAGCGTGAACTACATCGCGGGCGCTGACCACATCCCTGGCCGGCTCGTGCTTGCGGATGGGGCGAGCTGGCCCAGCGGCGATCTGTATCCGACCGAGGCGATTCGGATTCGGTATGTGGCTGGCTACACGAACGCGGCGGTGGTGCCGCAATCGCTGAAGTTGGCCATGTTGCTGTTGATTGCGCACTGGTATGAGAACCGCGAGGCAGTGGTCACGAGCGGCGCCGTGCCGAAGGACGTGCCGTTTGGTGTTGAGGCGCTGTGCATGAGCTATCGCGAGAGGGCCAAGTCACGATGATGCAGGCGGGTCAGCTCCGGCACCGGGTCACGTTCAAGCGCAAGGTGGCCACACAGAACACCTTCAGCGAGGAAGTGCCCACATGGGTCACGGTGGCCACGGTGTGGGCGGCAGTCGAGCCGCTGAGCGGGCGCGAACTAGTGTCACAACAGCGCACCGAATCGCTACTGACACACCGGATTCGCATCCGCCGGCGCACTGACCTGGACCCGACGATGCGGGTTCACGAAGGGGCGCATGTGTATCAGGTCGACTCGATCCTGGACGCGAACAAGCCGGGCGAGATGGTGCTGATGTGCACAGAGGTGGTCGCGAATGGGTGATGTTCTGGGCGTGAAGATGGAGGGCGGCGAGGAGATGCTGCAGGTGCTCGCTGATCTGGGTGTCAACGTGAAGAAGACACTCAGGGGATCCATGCGCGCCGGCGGGAAAATTATCCAAGCCGATGCGGACGCCCGTGCACCCTCGTCGAGGGCCGGAAAGAAAGCGGTGCTGAAGGTCTCGTCGCCCAAGCGCGGCCAGGTCGAGGCGCGCATCCAGCCTTCGAAGCGGCACTGGTACCTGAAATTCGCCGAAACGGGCACGACGGCGCACGAGATCAAGAGTTCGGGCGCGGGCAAGATTACGTTCGAGGGTGACGAGGGTCTGGTGCGGACGGGCGTGGTGAACCATCCCGGCGCGCCGGCACGGCCGTGGCTGCGACCGGCGTTCGATTCAAGGTCGGGCGAGGCGGTCGAGGTGCTCGGTGAGTCGCTGCGCGAAGCGGTCGAGGCGGCGAAAATCGCGGCCGAGGGACAGGACGACGAGGACTAATAGCAACGATGGCGACGGCTGAAGAGGGGTTGGTCACGCTACTCACGACGGACACGGCGATCACGGCGCTGATCGGCGCGCCGCCGGTTGCGCGGGTGTACCCGCTAGTTATTCCGCAGGATGCGACCATGCCGGCCATCGCGTATCAGCGGATCAGCAGCAGCCCGAGCCGGTCGCACAGT